CTTCTTTATGGTCTTGGATTAATCTGTTCATTTCTGCTTCGGGGGTAACGCCTTTTCTTGCTTTTAATACGCCCCTTACACCTTTAAACAACACGTAACCGGCTGCCAGTGGAGCTGCGCCAAAAAGAAAGCCGTAATTGTCTGCGCTCCAATCGCTAATTGCTTGATTGGTATCCAGCTCGTCATTTACTGCATTGTAGTTTTCGGCAAAATGCTCAGGCATCGTCATGCCCTTGTAAGCGCCAAACGCCCCCACAGTTCCGGTTGCTATTTCTGCAGCACTTGCTCTCGGCAACCATTTTGACAAAGCACCAACTGACATTTTCTCCAAAGATACTTGGGTTGCCAAGTACCCTGAAAGCAAAACGTCCGTTTCCGCAGCTGTTGCAACCGCTAAACTTCTCGCGCCAAACCCGATGGCTGCAGCACCAAGGCCACCAACTGAAGAACCTATCATAGCTGCGGGTATTGTTGCTAAAGTTGCGCCAGCGATGTTAGCAACGGTATTTAATCCCATTTGCGTATAGCCTTGCCGGGGATCGCTTAATATTTCATTTATATTTGCCAGCCTGTTGGCGCTGCTTAGCCTCGTTTCTTCGCTTGTTGCGCCCGGTAAAATGTAACTTGTTAATTGTGATGCCTGCTCAAACGGCTGGATAAATGAAGCTTTAAAAGTCTGTCCAATCGTGGGCGCAGGGATTGTATCATTGGGATATGCGTTTTGACGTTCTCCACCAAGCATTATGCACACCTTCTTACTTTGGTTAGCAGTGAAACTATTCTTAGCAATTCCTTATCATTGACGTCCTTAAGATCAGGGTAATATTTCCTTATTGATTTAAATACGCCCTGTAAATCGCTATCGCTTGGATTGGCTTTTAAATTGCCTATTGTTTCAATCAAGTTAACTTTTTGTTTGAATTCAGCATCAAGTAAGCGATCTTTTTCGTCATCTGACATATTGGCTGTTAATTTGCGCGCGGCGGTTGATATTCCCCTTGCGTCATCAAATAAATGCTCGTTTTCTTTTTCAGATAGATCTGGTCGTATTGGCTCTGGGATGAATTTATTTACCTTTTTATCTTCTGTAAATATTGGAGCCAAAATGGCTTCGCCTTCCCTGCTTAGCTGTCTCGCCTCTTCTCTGGTGTCTTGTCTGGTGTATTGTCTGCCAAGCACGTCACCAATTAAATTAAGGCCATCAGTTTTGTTTTTTAACACTTCATTTATTGTGTTTACTTGGCTTATTATTTCTTTTTTGCTTGGAGTTATATTGTTTTGTTCGAGCATTGCCAAATAATCTACCGCAGCAGTGATATCGTCTTTTGATTTGCCGGCAATACCTTTTATTGTAAAAGCTTCCATCAGCGTATCAACTGCCTGAACCTTGGCGTCATGCGTAAACCTTTCAATCGGCCTAGCAGTTTCCCTGTCTGTTTGACGATTCAGCGCGCTTGGCGATGGGAACACATCGCTAATCTTGTTAACTAAAGAGTCTACCTCTTGTTTTGTTGATTTTTCCGGCATTACGCGACCAATTAAGCTTGATATAGCGGTCTTTATAGATGCTGCTGCCTTAATATTTCTGTTTACCGCATCACTAATATTTGCTTTTAGCGCCGGCAATACGTCTACTTTTGGTGTAGCTGGCAATACGTCTACTTTTGGTGTGGTGGGCAATACATCTGCTTTTGGTGCGGGTGCTTCGGCTGCCTGAGCCTGTGCTTCTGCCTCTGCCTGTGCAACTTTTATGTTTTCTTGGTTCGTATACCATTTATTGCTTTCGCCTATCATGCCCATTCTGGTATGTAATTGCTTATCATACTGCTGCGCTGACTCGTCATCTTTGAATATGCCAAGATGCTCGCCAGTTGCGTGGTAATAATCGATCGCTTCTTTATTTGTAACCGCTTCACCATTAACAATAGTTGGCAATAACACGGTGTTGCCGTCTTCTTCAATTGTAATGGTTTTAACAGTCTGATAATTGCCTTGATCATCAAATACCTTGGGTCGGTTTTCTAAATCAATATTACCCTCTACTTCGGGGCGGTTGCTATATGTCTTAACCCTTAAATAAGTATCAACCGGCTTGCCAAGCATGGTGATTGCGGTTCTTTTACTGGATATATTGGCTTGTTGATCAGCTTCCGCCAAACGCCATACGCTTTCAGTAAATATCTCATTAAATACTGGCTCGCCAGATCTCCCTACAACATTTTGACCGTTAGGGTAAATCAGCGATATTCTTCCACCAGGTGAACTGGTTAGCATAGGTGTGGAGTTAACAAAAATCTCTTGTATTTGTGTTTCAGTGTAGTCTTTTGATAGATTTTTGTGGGCTTCATTCATGGCGTGTGATGCCAGAACCTGCATTTGGTTTTCTTCCAAGTGCACCGAATTACTGTCTAAAATGTAATTATACCCAGACTTGACGCCATACGCTGTTTCCATATTGTCTCTATAGGTTTTAATATAGTCATCAATATGTGACATATGGTAATCGCCATTATTTGCAGCAACGTACTTGACGTAACGCATGGCTTTATCTATTTCAGCAGACTCTACCTCGCGCCCGTTTGGCTGAGTCCTGAGCCAATTGGTGAAGCTTGACAATGCTGGCGCTATTCTTCCAGCTAACCTTTTATCGGAATACCCATCCTTGCTTGTATCTAGCTGCAAATACTTATCTTGAGCGCTTACCTTGGCTTCACCAGAATCTAGATAACCCGCTTGCTGAGATTGCATTAAATCAACCATAAAGCCCGGACTTGCTTTTCCAGTTCCTGCTAATGTGCCAATATTGTATACAGTTAACTTCTTGCGGTAGTCTGTGCCGAACGCATTCATTGCATAAACCCGATTGCTTGGGCTTAACATCTGTATATTGTTAATCGCGCCATTAATATCGCCGCCTTTTTCGAAAGCGTTTTGTATGGGTATTAGGTATTGAAGCGGTATCGGTTGGCGTAAATTATCCGGATACTGCATACCAATACCTAATGCAGCTGACTTTGTAATTAAATTATTTAAATTATCGGTTGTTTTAATGTGTTTCTGCAAAGCCACCTGTTCAGGCGTGCCAAACGGTACCGATTGATTAATGGCCTCTTGCGTTTGCTGGTGGTCTTGATAAATCCTTGCGCCTTCTGGCGTTTGACTTACAAAGTTTTGGTATGCGCCGGGCTGACTTGCATTGTTCATAAAATTACTTAGAGCGTGATAATAACCCTCTTCACGCGAAGATTTACCAAGTTTGTTTTTTAAATACTTTTCCTTGGACTTTAATTCGTTCCAGTTAGTAGCAGAATTTATATCGCCAGTAGCACGCGCAGCTCCTCCGCCATAATTTAATATTGAATCAACCTCGCTTATCTTTTTTATCCCCGATAAATCCATCGTCGATGGATGCTCGCCATTAGCAATTTTTGCCTTAATATCCTTTAACGTCATCTGACCGTTATAATGGTTTGCGTGCATAGCTGTATCATGCGCTATTGGCAACCCAGCATTGCTAAAAGGAGTCTGTATCGGATCTGCTGCGTGGTAAGTATTTGCGTCTGACGCGCTCAACACCCCCTCACGCATCCCTATTGCTAACTCATGAGCCATTCCAAGTTGTGCGTCTAACTGCTTATGCAAAACTTGAGCCTGTAACGCTGTTAATATTCCTGACGACACCTGACCGCTTAAGGCTGCGTGCTGAGCTTCAATAAGCTGATCGGCTTGGTCTGGATTGGAAAATACCGCCCGGTTTATTGAGCTTAAAGTGTGACTAAAACCCACAAGGTATGCATCTTTTGACTGCTCCCTCATCAATGAAAACGATCTTTCAGCAGCAGTTACATTCAGGCTTCTAATTAAACCATCCGCCATGCTGTTTAGTTGGCCTCTATCAGCACCATTAAGCCTTGCGGTTGATCTTATTTTTTTCATAGCATCATCGGCATTCTTAGCAATTTGCTGCGATTGCCCCGGGCTTTTTATCATCTCAATTTTGCTGTTGGCATCAACGTCTTGCAGCATTCCGTGAGTCTGCAATAAACTGGCCTTTGAAGCCTCATTTGCAAAATCAGCAGCCTTTACTGTCGCCCGCTCAGCTATGCTGCCAAACGTTCGAGCCATGTTCTCGCTGCCCCTTGCCAAGCTTGCGCCCGCTGGAGGATTAATAACCGGTGCGGAATCTTGAGATTGAAACCGTGCAAACTCTTGCGTCATGTTAAATATCCTCCACCTGCGGTAGTTTCCTCGATACATCAAGAGCGTTAAACGCTAACATGGCTGTGTCGCCAAATAATTGGGCGTGCAATGATGTTTTGACGTTCTTTCTTTCTATGTTTATAGATTGATTTGCCAATGATTGCTCGGCGTTTAAGTTTCTTTCTCTTTTCCCGCCAATATTTATGGTCTCTCTTTGTATGGCATTAAAGCTTGGAGAGTCAAAAGATACACCGCGCGTTGACATTTGAGCCGCTTGCTTGCTTAGCATGCTGTCAATCAAGTCTAAGTTTTGCATGTTTTTTTGTTGATATTGCAGACTTATTAATTTTGATTGCTGATTGATTGCTGATAAATTGGCTTGAGCTGCCTTTTTCTCGGAAGACATTTTTCCAATCGTAGCTCCCGCAGCGACCGCAGCCATTGCATATCCTGCCGTCTCGTATCCCATTTGAATACCTCCTAAATAACCGCCATATCTATTTGATAACCAATCGACAATATTTGTAAGTCAAAAGGTGATGTTTGTGTTATCACTATATCATCACTTGGAAACCTCGAATAACCGGTTACGGGAGAAAATATCGCGGTATCTGTTTTGGGTGTGAGTGGCAAGCCTTCCTGTATTTCTTGAAAGTTCTGGTATTGAACCAACTTACCGTTTATTTTAAAGTTTAGTGACTCGTAATAATCAATGTAAATCCTGTTAACCTGCTTCATAAAGGCTGCCGATGTACTGCCAAAGAACGGATACATGGGCGTTATTTCAACATCATAGAGCAAGCCAATCTGAACCACTACCTGTTGCTGGAATGGGTTCCGTACCAATATGGAATTATCTACAACAGTATACTCACCGAAGTCTTGCCCGGCATATACAACCTGAACCTTGTAACCTTCAAAACGGCTCAAACCAGACACAACCCCACTACTTAGCATGAGATGTGACTCTGAACTGTCAATAAACACGCCCGACTGCATGACTTCAATTGAAAACTGTTGCGTTAATGAATAATATTTGAGCAAGTACACTTCATTATTGCAGGTTACAATGTCAATTAATCTTACGTCATCTTTAAAAGTTATTGGTGTAAGTGCTGCAAGTTTTATTTCTGTTGCAAATTGAAAAGCTGTGATTGTGTTATCTGATTCATTCAGCAAATAAATAAAGTTATCTTGTGAAATATCAGTACCACGCAGCAACGCGCGGTTGTTTGGGTTTTTCATCAAGTGCTGGCTTTGCGGCGCAACATTGGTTGAAGCATAAGCCAAACCAACGCCGGTAAAATGGAAGTTTATGGCTGCCTTACCTGTTTTCTGCACAAAGTAAGAATCGTTTAGGTACGTTTGAGGCTTTAACGCCATTGATGATCCATAAGACGATTGCTGCCTTATAGAAAAAGTACTAGGGGTAAGCCCTGATTCTTCTGTCTGTGGCGCTGCAAACTCATAATTGATTGTAAATATTTCCAGCTGTTTACCACCATTCAACCACTGTATAGCCCCTGAACTTGTCTGGCCTATTGTGTAGATGATTGCATCGGTATCTTTTCCGGTTCCAACATCAAATGATACTGGCTGATTTATCTTTGAACCAAAAATTGTACCCGGCAATAGTCGAGTATTTGCAAACCATAACCTATTTTGAAAATATACAACTTTTGCCGGGTATCCTAAGCCGTAGGGGTCAAGCGCCTCATTCACCCAAGCCGGCTGCCTTATAGAATATTGCGTGCCAAGTGTTGAGTAAGCCGTGGTTTTAAAAGCAATTTGTACAGTAGCCGTAAATGTTACTGTTGTACCAATCTGACTTACCGCCGTTATAATTGCGTAGCCAATGGGTGCCAATTCGCTTATGCCACCGCCAATTATCTGACCTCCAACCCAAGCGTTAGTATACGTTCCAGCAGCTAAGCCCGGTATTGTAAATGCTATGGTTAAAATGCCCGTACCACCAGCAACCGTTGTGCTCAAAACTACTGTAGCTGCATTGTAATTAGTGACGCCAAAGTCAAAAGCTGGTAATGGATATATATCCAAAGGCTCAAACGCAAAAGTAAGCGGTGAATAACTGCTAACAAAAAGCCTACCAGGCCTATAACTTGGTGAGGTTAGTATAAGTGAGTCATTATCTTGCGTGTAATCTAACCCTGCTAAATGCTGGCTATTGTAGGGAGTAACTACGGTTTGCAGTAAATTTATGGTGTCGTCTTGCACGCCAACTTGTTGGCCAAGGTAGTTAATTACTAAATTATTTTGGTAGTCCACTAGGTCAGTAAAGCCTGCTGGCGTTGAAAACACATAAAAAACCTCATCAGCAGCTAAAACAATATAGTAGTTGTTATTTTTATCAACAAACTCGTACATTGTTGAGTTAAATATAGCTTCTGTAGTGGCATTAAATTTGTAGGTTGTTCCCTTTCGCTTTCTTGCAAGTCCCGTTGTTCCTACTTCGCAATTTAAAAGACTTCGCGCGGCTGTTAAATATTCTTCAATATCCGTTCGCTTCCATAGTGCTTGATCGGCTTCACCTGCTAAGAATGCTGTCTGCCGTACCATTTTAGTCATGTGGATACGCCTTATTTACAGTTCTTCGTATTTAATGGAATGTCGCAGCAACTGCAAAAGCTCATCAAAGGCTATGGCTTGGCCTTTGTACTCACCTCTTTCAAAGTCGGATAAGTTTTGTAAATTTTCAAAGCACAATTCCATCAGATCTGTTTTTTCCTGCCACAAGTAATCGGACAGCTCTTGAAAGGTTTTTATAATCTGCAATTGAGCGCCCATCCTTGTATTCGCGTGAATGTGTAAACCATTATACGAAATTATACAAAAGTCACACGGTTATAGTCGTTATATGGAACGCCACTAATAGATTGCTGCATATTATCTTGTAATATAGCCTCTTTTATCTTGAGTGCGTACTGGGCATCAAGGTACTTAGCTAACTCAACATTGTTAGTTAGTGTTGGGCATAACTTAGCAGCAGCATAAAGCACTAAAGCCCTTGCAAATAATGGCGTATAAACCTCTGGCGCAGCTTGATTGACTATGTAGTAATACCCAATAGGTTTTGTTTGAGCCAGCATCATGCCATCAGTAATCATGTATATAGGCCATTGGCTTGAAGTAGCTTGCCATTTGAAAAAATGGCCATAGTCTGAGGGCAATTGGTAACTGTAAGTATAATCAGGGCTGAAGTTTGTTGTTAAAGGCGTGTTGTCAAAGATGTATTTTACTAGAAAAGTCCAGTTGTAAAGCAAATAAAGCTCTGAAACCAGCTCTAAAAGTTTTGCATTAGCAGCCTGAGCGTCAGGTGATTCATTAATATTTGCAACAGGAAGCCTGCCCAATTCTGATAAACATCGGTTTACGAGTTGCAATTGGGTAGGCATTTTTAATATCCCTTATACGGTTGAAACAATGCGGTACACTACGTTAGCAACCATCGGGCTATCACCAGTAGTAAACGCCGCTGTGACGTTTGATAAGTAAAGTCCTTGGTTGGCTGTGGTTGTGAAAGGAGCTGCGACAACGCCACCATTAAACGTAAATACCGTGCTTGCTGTTACTTGAAAAGCTGCAGCAGCATTAGTAGTTGAGGCAATGATACCCGCACCATTGATGGTTGGTGCCCACTGAACCGCAGCAACTCCACCAGCAGCATAAGCGGCACTGTTGTAAGTCATAACCAATGAAGCTTTTTCTAGCACAAGCATTTTACCAACGCCCGGAGCTGCAACCAATAATATGGGTGCCGCATACATGCCGTTAAAAGCTACAGCAGTAATCGCTACCCTTGCAGTGCTTGAGCCAACATTAGATTGAGTCATTGACCACGCACTCGAACCATAAGACACCACAAACTGCCCCAAGGTTGCACTCATTCCCGTGTCTAGTGGGAATGTCGACAAATCAGAATAATTTACCCAGATGATATCATTAGGTTTAATTTTTGCTGCCAAGTCGGTCAAGTAGCCAGCCACCAACATCGTAGCTAAACTATCCGTGGTGCTTGCCACAAAATGGCTTGGAGCGGTTGAGGTGTTACCCTCTGTGATTAATGCTAGTGTTTGAAAATTAGACATTTATAGCTCCTTGTTATGGGTTAGTTAGCAGCATATGGGTTAACTGCTTCAATTAAAGCAATACCGTTATACTGAATTACATTCGCGCCTGAAGTAAGAACTGTTAACAATTCCCATCGATCATTTTGCGGAACCCATGTAATGCTAGTCGACACGTCTCGGTTAAAGATCTGAACCATTGAGTCCTGATGAACCAAAGGCACTAAGTAAGTATTATTCGATCCAGAAGTTGTAAAAGGTATAGTGTTGATACCGTTTGCGCCAAGTGTGCGAACGTCCGTGCCCAAGTATGCGTTTATTCTGTTGTCAGTTAATGGTTTAACATCGTTATAAAATATACTTACAACTTTCTCATCATCTAACATTGAGTCTTTAACGATTGCTGGCAACCATAAGGATGTGCTGTATTCCATTACGTTTGCGCCTTGATTCTCCAAGTATGCTAACGCTTTTGCGAGTTTCGCGGAATTCATCCCTGTGTTTACGCCAACTGTTGAAACCACGGTATAAATGCTTGCGTATCCAGCTGATGTGACTAAGGCGTTAATTTTAATATAATCCACCATCCGTGCAGCGGCTAGGGCGTGCATCTTTGCATGATCGACAATCTTATCATAAGCAAATAAAGTCTTTTCGCCCCCACCAATAACCGTTTTTAGCGCATAGTTATAAGGAATAATCATGGTATTGGTTGGGTTGATCGGTGTGATCGGAATATCAACGGGCGCAAAAGTTTGGGATTGCATTTCTACAATGTCGGAAACAGGAACGTTTGTCGCTTCACCGGTTGTGCCGTGACGCTCTTCAATAGTACCCGCTAAGTATTGACTGTTCTGGAATTTAACTGTGACTTCGGTATCAAACAGCTCTGATGCTGTTGCCAAATCGATTTGATCTGCCATTATGTTTCCTTAATAGTATAATAAATATAGTCCGTAAGGACTGCTCTTATCAATAACTATCAGGTTACGGCAATGGCCGGCTAATATTATTATGTGATCAAGCTATTAAAGTTTACCGATTACGGGCTGCAATGGCTTGATGTTTATATTTTAAGTCTTATTTTCTTGCAATGTCAAGGTGTCGCGTGAGCAAGCCTAGAGGATAAATCAATGTAATGTTTCTGCGCGTCAATACGTGCTTTCCCTCTAACCTTTGTCATTTCTTCTCTTGCTGCCAGAACATCTTTTCTTGTAACCACACCATAAGAACCAGTGGATACTTGATTGCCACCAGGAATTGATGAATTTAGTGACTGCTTTCGTTGTTCTAGTAGTGTATCTCGAAGGTCTTTTGATTTAATGGCTTCTTTCAGCAGTAATGCGCCCGCTTTTTCAGGATATGCTTTACTGATAAAGTCTTGCAGCAAGTTTAAATTATCCGCGCCAACTTCTTTTTTTGAAGATTCAAAGGCATCCAGCTTATTGCGTACCGTCTGGTTTTGCGCTGATGCCAGCTTGTCAAATTGTAATTGAGTTAAACCGCTTGCCTTGGCTGTTTCTTTCAATGACGCAAGATCGTTATCATGCAATTGTATTTCTTCATGCACTGAGTATTGCTCGGGTACATCATATTTTTTCTTGAGATCTTCATTGTCTTGAAAGACTTTTGCAGCATTGTTATAACCTGATTCCAGCTCTTCCACCGTTTTGAACTTGCCTGCGTACAGCTTGATATCATCCATTGCTTGCAACCCCTTCATTTTGTTTACGTAAAATATGTTCTACTTTCTCAACTGTACATTTTATGTTTCTTAGCACTGAGCGCCTGCCATCATAGAATGCAAACTTGACACCGCTAAATTCACATTCCTCGGGCTCTTCCCAGAACAATTCGTTTTGCATTTCTTTAAAGCATTCGCGCCCTAAGTCACTACTAAATAAATCATATAATTTTCGTTCTGTAGACGATATTGTTGGTGTTGCGTCATGCATTTATACATCCTCATTCATAATTGTAACCCTTATATGGTTTGTTCTTGCCCTTGCGGGAATTCTACCTGACTTGCAGCAGTTGAAGGCGGTGATCCCTCTGGTTGTTGTTGCATTTGTGCAGCTTGAGCCAGTGTAGCTTTTAACTGCTCGTCAGGTACCGATAGCTTAGCAGGCACGTTGAGTTTTTCGCTGATGAAGCGATTAGCCTCAAACATATCTACGCTAATCATCGGAGCTGATTGACCCCAGAACTGTTGTTTGATTTGCATTGAAGTAATAAAACCGTTTAAATCAGCTTGGTTTTGTAAATCGTAAAGAGGCGATTGGAATGCAAACTTTAACTGTTTTGGGTCAAATCCTTGTATTGTCTCTCTTGGCTTTAACAATAGCCCACGGCCGTCTAGTATCTTCGCCGAAACTTCAAATATTTGCCTTGGCAGTTCGTTTATCAATCGTGATATGTCTGTGCTTGCTGTACGTTGTGCACGATTCTCGCGAATTGAAACCTCTGTCGCAGACTTCACCGGCGATTGAACTTCACCCAAGGGATCTACCATGAACGCCGTTTTGATTGTGTCTTGCATGTGTAAAACTTCATTGAAAACGCTGGGATAGTCTGGCATCTGTAAAGCTTCTAGCGGATTACGTCCTTGCGGTGATCGTGCAATCATAGCACCAGCCCATTGACGTACCGAATAAGGATTAAAGTACGAGCCGGCATCAAAAAACATCGGCGGGTTAGCTTTGAATGCTAAATTCTTTCGGACATTTTCAACTGTTTTATTTAAATCAATAATCGTTGGCATCATATCAATGCCGATACCTCGTCCTTCCGCTTCACCCGGTCTAACCCTGTCTCTGTAAATTATTATCTGTCGGTAGTCGCTGTATCTTTCCCACAAGGAGGTTAGCGGA